CTTCTACATGGAGATTCAGCCACATAATCCTGTAGAAATGAATCTTGAACTATTGAGAATTGCTGATAAGTTTAATGTAAAGCCAGTCACAACTTCTGACTGCCACTTTGCTACAGAAAATCAGAGGGCAGTTGAAGAAGCATTGCTTATTCTTTCTACAAAGCCAAACATGAATAAGGATGCAAGCTACGAGTCTGGCAAGAAGTATAAGGATATCTTTGAAAGATTAAATCATCTTTACCCAGACCGACCAATTAGTTTCCAAGATATTGATGTCTATATTCAAAACAGGGGTGATATCAAGGCTTGGTATGATCGAGCAGGAATTGAGCGTACAGACATTTATGACAATACGCTAGAAATTTCTGACAAGATTGGTGAGTACGATTACTATGAGAATCTTTCTCTACTTCCTAGACCAAAGAAGGATGCACATCAGCAACTAGCAGAAATCTGCCACTTCGACCTAGAAGCAAGAGGGCTTGGGGACAACGAAGAGTATCTAAATCGTTTGCATGAGGAGTTGGAAGTAATCAAGGAAAAGGACTTCAGCTCCTACTTCTTGGTGGTTTCAGACATGATTGATTGGGCAAAGAGTAATGATATTCTCGTAGGCCCAGGTCGTGGTTCAGCAGCAGGTTCTTTGGTATGCTACCTTATGGGTATCACAGAGGTAGATCCAATTAAGTATGACCTCCTGTTCTTCCGCTTTATCAACCCTGAGAGAAATGACTTCCCAGATATTGATACAGACTTTATGGATAGACGACGAGGAGAAGTTAAGGAATATCTTCGTAAGAAGTTTAAGCATGTAGCATCTATCTCTACTTACCAATACTTTAAGGATAAGGGTGTAGTCCGAGATGCTGCCCGTGTATTTGGTGTACCCCTAGGTGAAGTCAATAAGGCTCTCAAGGGTCTTGAGACTTTTGAGGATTACGAATCAAACCCAAACGCAGCATGGTTTAGAGATAAGTACCCAGAGGTTACACAGTTTGCCTCAGACCTTAGAGGTAGAATTCGCGGTGTAGGTGTACACGCTGCAGGTGTTGTTGTGGCGAATAAGCCTATTGCTGACTTTGCTCCAATTGAAACTCGTTCCGACCCAAGCGATGTCCTTTCTGGCAGAATTCCAGTTGTTGGATACGACATGGATCAAGCAGCAGATATTGGTCTAATTAAGTTGGATGCCCTTGGCCTTAAGACTCTTTCAGTAATTAAGGATACTATCGATACCATTAAGAAGAATCACGGTAAGGATATTGACCTAAAGGGAATTAGCTTTGACGATAAGAATATCTTCAAGGATTTGTCTCAGGGATTTACTAGAGGTGTTTTTCAGGCTGAAGCAACACCATACACTAATTTGTTGATTAAGATGGGTGTTTCAAACTTTGAAGACCTTGCAGCATCAAATGCTCTTGTTCGTCCAGGTGCGATGAATACAGTGGGTGCTGAGTATATTGCTCGTAAAAATGAGGGAGCACTTATCACCTATGTGCATCCAATCATGCAGCCATTCCTTGAGCGTACCTACGGAGTGATTATCTATCAGGAACAGGTCATGCAGGCTTGTGTTTATCTTGGTGGAATGACATGGGCGGAAGCTGATAAGGTTCGTAAGATTATTGGTAAGAAGAAAGATGCTAAGGAGTTCGATGTATTCAAAGACAAGTTCGTCACAGGTGCAAGCAAGCACATTACAGCAGAAATTGCTGAAAAGCTTTGGCACGATTTTGAGGCACACGCTGGCTATTCCTTCAATCGCAGTCACGCTGTTGCTTACAGCATGCTTAGTTATTGGACTGCTTGGCTTAAACATTATTACCCACTTGAATTTGTATTTGCTCTCCTCAAAAATGAAGGAAACAAAGATACTAGAACTGATTACCTGCTGGAAGCGAAGCGACTCGGCATTAAAGTCTTGCTCCCACATGTAAATGAATCAGATCTTGACTTTAGCATTCAGGGAAATAGTATTCGCTTTGGACTTGCAAACATCAAGTTTATTTCGGAAGGGCTTGGTCAAAGATTAATTGAAGCTAGACCATTCAATAACTTTGCAGAGCTAGAGGCACTGTCTGTCAAGAAGAACAGTGGAATCAGTTCAAGAATGCTTGAATCTTTAAATAAGGTTGGAGCAGCAGCATTTGATGACAATCCAAGAACAGGGCATGAATCTGAGAATTACTATGAGTACTTGAACATTCCAAAGTTCGATGTAGTTGGTATTACTCCACAGATTCAGGCTCAGGTATCTCCTCTTGAAGACTTCCTTGAAGAAGGCTGCTTTGTTCTACGAGCAATGGTTAAGTCTATCAAGAAGGGCAAGGGCTGGAGTCGAGTGGAGCTTGTAGATGATACAGGATCTATTGGTATCTTCCACACAGAAAATACCCAGATTGAAACAAATAATATGTATTTCTTCCTTGTAGGAGACAATCGCATCCATAGATATGTTACAATTGAAGACGTAGTAACAAAGAAGGAAGACCCATTTATTGACTATCTCTACGCAGAAGAAGTTCTGGCGGGAGAGGGAGAATACTTGGTAGTCGATTTTAATCATTACAAGACAAAGACAAATAAAATGATGGCACACGTTATCCTGTCCAATGGAAATAAGGAACTAATTCGTGTGCTTGTTTTCCCAGCAACATATTCTAAGGCACTAGGCAAAATGCGCCCAGGAACCATTGCAGACATTGAGTTGGGCAAAACAGACGATGGAAGTTTAACAGTTAGGAATTTACCATGAGTGAAGAATTAGAAGAAAATATGATTCAGCTTGACCTAAATAATTTGATTGCAGCAATTGCTCACAATCTTGGTGTTATCGCTGTTCCAATGCAGGATGTTCTTGCGGATTACTCCGATAAGAGTCTAGCAATTTCACTCGATGACGAGAGCAACATGCTGGTCATCGATCTAGTTGATAATTCAACAATCCAAGTAGAAGCAGAGGTAAAAGATGAATCTTGATAATTTGGCATATGATTTGCATGAGACAGCCTTAGAAAAGGGATTTTGGGACCCAGTAGATAGAATGAGCCACGAAGACATATTTGTCTTTTATGCGAAGCAGCTTGCAATGATTCATTCAGAAGTGACTGAAGTCCTTGAGGCAGTAAGAAAGCAGAAGGGCGAGACAGCAATCGTTGAGGAACTGGCGGATATTGTTATTCGAGTTCTAGACTTGTACGGTGGCATGAGAGCACATAAGCATGTTTCAGTCTCTTTAGATCAAACTTTAAAGGATAAAGCAAGGTTTAATATGGCAAGATCGAGGCTGCACGGCACTTTGGGATGATATAATAGATAGATATGGAAAGCTATATCCTAGAGGGTACAGACGAAGAATATCTTATCGTTATTAAATCCTTCGATATCAAAGTAATTACAGAAATCATAGATAGGCTAGCAAGTAGCCGTAAAGAAGATTTAAAACAACTTGCATGGGAATTAGAAAAGAGTTTACATGACGATGGTAGCAGAAGAAATTCTAGCAAAGCTAGATCCAAAGACAAGGCAAAGAGTCCAGACAGCGCAAGAGGTGGACGTAAAAAGACAGCTAACCCCCAGCATCGGTCTAAACCTAGCCCTTAAAGGCGGACTAGGATACGGAAGACAGATTCTGGTATGGGGAAATAAATCAGCAGGAAAGTCTTCCTTTTGCTTGCAGATGATTGGCAAGGCGCAGAAAGAAGGTAAGACCTGTGCCTGGATTGATGCTGAAGCATCATACTCTGCAGAGTGGGCCGAGAGACTTGGAGTTGATTCATCTCAATTGATTTACTCTCCAGCAAAGACGATTAATGACATGGTTGATGTTGCAGTTCAATTGATGAATGCAGGGGTTGATCTTATTGTTGTTGATTCTATTTCAGCTCTTCTCCCAGCAATCTACTTTGAAAAAGATGGCAATGAACTTAAAGATTTACAAGACACCAAGCAAATTGGTGCAGAAGCAAAGGATATGACACATGCAGTCAAAATGCTTAATTATGCCAATAAGAATACACTTCTTGTTCTCATCTCGCAGCAGAGGAATCAGTTTGGGTCTATGCATGCAAGCCACATTCCAACAGGAGGCATGGCAGTTAAATTCTTTAGCAGTACAGTCATTAAGCTTTGGTCGTCAGAAGCAGAAGCCAATGCAATCAAGTCTGGCATCCAAGTTGGTGACAAGATTATTGAACAAAAAGTTGGACGACCAGTTAATTGGATTATTGATTACAACAAAATCGGACCGCCGAATCTATCTGGGCAATATGATTTTTATTACCAAGGCTCCAGTGTCGGGGTCGATACAGTAGCAGAAACATTAGATGTTGCTGAAATGATGGGAATTGTTCAGCGTGGTGGTTCATGGTATACCATTGGAGAAGAGCGTTTTCAGGGACGTACTAAGGCGGTAGATTACCTTAGATCAAATCCAGATGTTGTAGAGATGCTTCAGGATGCAATTTATGGCTGATCCACTTGCAGATTTTCTTGGTAAATCAGAACCAGACTTAGGTACAGGTGAATGGGTCGGGGGATCTTTTTCCTGTCAGGAATGTGGAGAAGTTGTAGACCAGGCACTTCTCAACTACGATGAAAAGCTTTTAAAGTGGGTGTGCTCAAAGAAGCATCCATCTCAGGTAGGTTTAGATGTCTGAAAGATCAGAGATTAAGCGTGACGGAGCAAAAGGTCAAAAGAACAGTGGTCGAGGGCAGTACCAGAAAGGTGATGCTCAGTGGCATGAGTTTGTAGTTGACTATAAGGAATATGAGAAGTCAATCTCTATTTCCCCAGAAATCTGGGCAAAGATTTGTACAGATACCTTTAAAGTTGATAGGAATAAGTTCCCTGTCCTCAAACTTATCTTGGGTAAAGATAATAGCAAGACCCGCCTTGCAGTAATTGAGTGGGCATTATTAGAAGAATTGGTGGAAGCATGGCAGAAACAACAATTGAATTAATCAGTGAAATCACTGAAATTAACGAACTATCAGACTATATGCAGGATAAAGATCTTGATAAAGCTTTAGAATTAGTTATTAAACTGATTGTTAAGCCTGATGTTCCAGCTGTCAAGGCTCCCGACCTAATCGTTCAACTTCAAGCTCTTAGTACAAAGTTTGCTATTCTTGCAAGATACTACACTTCATTTGAAAAGGGCGTTGATGCTTCAAAGAAAAAGAATGTGTACTACACAATCAATACCGCTATTGATAAGCTTGTTGATAGCCTAAAGTATTCAGCAAAGTTTGGTGTATGATGGGTATTGTAAAGAATCTTAAGTTTAAAAAGACAGAAGGCTTTGATCCAAATGAGTTTGCAAAGCTATTCGAAAAGGCCTATGAAGCAACTGCCAGAAGTGGCAAGGACACAAAGAAGACAACATTCTCTCCAAGTACCGTTGGATATGGTCACGGCAACTGCGCTAGATACTGGTTTATAGCATTCACTGGAGCGGACTTTGATGAAACTAATGATGCACAGTCTCTATCTAACATGCTTAATGGAACCTATGCTCACGACAGAATCCAAAAGATCATGGAGAACACTGGAGTTTTAAAGGAAACTGAAAAAGAGATTAAGAATGAAGACCCACCAATTCGTGGCTTCGTTGACCTTATCATTGAATGGGAAGGCAAGGATGTCGTTGGAGAAATTAAAACCACCAAGGATGAAGTCTTTGCAATTAGACAGTCTCAGATGAAGCCTGCGGGATATCATACGATTCAGCTTCTTATGTACATGAAGGTTCTTGAAATCAATCAAGGATTTGTTATGTATGAGAATAAGAATACTCAGGAAATTTGTATCATTCCAGTGGACATGAATGAAAAGAATCAAGAACTTATCACGAACGTCTTCGACTGGCTACGAAATATTTATGCTAATTATAAGTCAGGAGAAATTCCTGCAAGATCATTTACAAAATCTTCTTACCAATGCAAGGGATGCCCTGCCAGAACAGAGTGCTGGAAGAAGCTAGAAGATTCAGAGAATAAGATAGACGCACTGGTGATACCAAAATGATTTGTGCCAATGATGGATGTGAAAACGAGTTTGAAAGAACTACACACAATCAGAAGTATTGTTCAGATGAATGTTGCAGAGAAGCAACAAATCAAAAAATCAAGCAGAAGGCTAAAGAAAAGCGTAATCGTTTAAGCGGTAAGCAAAGGGTATGCTCTTCAAGAGGATGCAGAACTATCCTTGTAAAGTATAACGAGTCTAACGTATGTGAATTGTGTGAAGCTAAAAAGAATACTAAAGAATTAAATGAATTGTTGGGAATGTTGAGAAATGGCTCTTTCTAAGTTTGCGAAACCAATCGGCTCTAAGGTTATGGGTATTGATGCAAGTACCCATACCATTGCATACTGCATCTTCGATGGAGAAAAGCCTTTTGAATATGGCGAAATAACATTCGACGGGGGCACAGTTTATGAAAGAATTCACAATGCAAAGAAGATTGTCCGTGCATTAAAGTCTAGATTTGATGTTGATTTTATTGCTATTGAAGCAGCGGTTATGGTTCGATCAGCAGCAACGGGGCTAAAGATGGCGTACATCTTTGGAGCAATCATGGGGGAGTTCCTGGATACTGGAGCAAGCATTATTGAAGTCCACCCAATTACATGGCAGTCTTTTATTGGTAACACTAACTTTACTAAGGCCCAAAAAGAAGCTGTGAAGAAGGCTAATCCAGGTCGCCCAGATTCGTGGATTAAGAACGAGATTAGGTCACAGCGTAAGCAGAAGACTCTTGATTTTATGAACAATCTTGGAATAAAAACAGATAGCGACAATGTTGCTGACGCAGCGGGAATCGCATGGTATGCAGTGAATAATTTAGCGAGGTAATGTGAAGCTATATGAGAACCAGGCATGGCTCTATAAGAGATATGTCGTAGAAAAGAAGAAGACAGCAGAGATGGCCCAAGAAGCTGGATGTAGTCATATGACCATTCAAAGAGCCCTAGAAAAGTATGGTCTGATTAAGAATCAGAGGAAGTGGACAAAGTGAGCATAGTTTACACTGGAGGTACATTTGATCTATTCCATTCAGGTCATGTCAATCTCTTGAAAAGATGTCGAGAAGTCGCGGGAGAATGGGGCAATGTTATTGTATCTTTGAATACAGATGAGTTTATTCAAGAATATAAAGGAAAACCACCTGTCTGCTCTTATGATGAACGTAAGGCAGTTCTAGAGGCCTGTAAATATGTTAGTGCTGTAGTTCCTAATATTGGCGGTGTTGACTCAAGAATCGCTATAGAATTAGCTAGACCAAACTACATCGTCATTGGTTCTGACTGGGCAAAGAAAGATTACTATAGCCAGATGGGATTCACTCAGGAATGGCTGGATGAAAGAGGAATTGGACTTGTGTATGTTCCATATACAAAAGAAATTTCTTCTACAAAGATTAAGGGCCGAATTGAATAAGTTATTTGTTGTTGCGGGACACGCAAAGGTTAATGCGGAAAGCCTAGAGGCTCCATACCTTGAAGTATATAGATCAGACTCTGAGGAGTTTGTGCATAGAGCTACAGAGATACAGGGAGTAAAGAGCCCCACAATCACATGGTCTGAGTACGCACAGTTCTTCTACGCATTCCCACTGGATAAAGATGTAGAAACATTTGGATTCATGCAGTATAGATCAATGCTTGATTTAACTGGCACTAGAGGAAATTTAAGTTACCTACCTTTCAATACTAGAAAATCATTCTGTGATATACAGATGAGTCTTGTTGATGGATATAAGGATAAGATTTTAGTTGGACAAAAGCTAGATTTTCCTTGCAGCGCATGGCAGCAGTTTACGGATTGCCATCCAAATTCTGAAGAAATGCTAAAGATTGCTTGCAAGAAATTTGACTCTTTGTTTGATAAATTAAAGATAGATTCCGAGAAAATCTTAAGAGGCAACGACTACATCTACAGTCGGAATATGTTTATTGCTCCAGTATGGTTTGCAAATTCTTGGAACGAAATAGCCCTAAATATGGTAAAATATTTAGATGAAAATGCGCAAGACGGTTGCGAGGAAAGATGGGGAGGATTTATCTTGGAAAGATTGTTCTCTGTCTATGTTTACGTTCACTCTTGCCTTAATCCAAGCTTAGTAATAGAAAAGCCAGTAGTATTCTTTGAGGAGAGATAAACATGTCAATACCCGTGCTAATTATTCCAGTATTAAATAGATTTGATTTGCTTCATAAAGCTTTGGAATCAATCGATTATCCTATTGATGAAATCTTGATTATTAATAATAGTGGAAAATCTTACAATACAGAGGTATTGCCAAAAAAGTTTTCACACCTAAACATCAGAACTCTAGATATGCCATCCAACATGGGTATATCTGGCTCATGGAATCTTGGAATTAAGTGCTATCCCCACGCCAAATACTGGATGATTTCTTCAGCAGACACAAGCTTTCTTCCAGGCTCTCTCGAAAGATTTGCAAATGAATCTGGAACTAATCGATTTGTAAAGAGTTCTGCTGCATACAGTTGCTTCTCCTTGGGAGAAGAAATTGTTAGAGTTGTTGGTCTATTTGATGAGTATATCTATCCAGCCTACTTTGAAGACAATGACTACGAGGATAGAATGATCGAAGCAGGCCTAGCCTACCAAATCTCTAATGCTGGAATCCCAGTGGATGACAGCGGTGGTTCAATGACAATTAAGAGTGATGAGAGACTTATGAATAAGAATCACGAGACATTCGTAAGGAATCAGGACTATTACGAAAAGAAGAAGCGTGATAAGGATTACACTCCAAGAGGATGGAACTTGGATAGAAGAAGGATGAACGAGTGGCTCTAAAAGTATTAGTAACGGGAGTCGCTGGATTCATGGGAAGTCATCTAGCAGATGAGTTCTTATCTAGAGGAAATACCGTTGTTGGAATAGATAATCTAATTGGTGGGTACGAAGAAAATGTACCTGAAGGAGTTAAGTTTTACAATTTAGATTTGAATGATCTTGATAAGCTAGATGAAGCGTTCGAGGGCGTAGACCTTGTTGTTCATACAGCCTGCACAGCATACGAAGGTCTGTCAGTATTTTCCCCATCCCTTGTGGTAAGGAATACCATGCAGATTACAACTAATGTCATGAGCATGTGTGTCAAGCATAAAGTAAAGAAGATTGTTCATATGTCATCTATGGCTAGGTACGGTACCCAGGATGTAGTTCCATTTGTCGAGACTCTTACTCCAAAACCACAAGACCCATACGGCATTGCAAAGTATGCTGCAGAACTTGTAATCAAGAATATTGCAGAGACGCATGGATTAGAATACGTTATTCTAGTTCCTCATAATATTATTGGTCCACGTCAAAAGTATGATGACCCATACAGAAACGTAGCTTCAATTATGATTAATAGAATGCTGCAGGGAAAGCAACCAATTATTTATGGAGATGGAACACAGATGAGATGCTTCTCCTTCATGGAAGATGTTATTAACCCACTTATGATTGCTTGTGAAAAAGATTTTGTAAATGGTCAGACTATCAACATCGGACCAGATGAAGAGTATGTTACAATCAACGAGTTAGCAGATAGGCTAGCAAAGATTATTGGATTTGATTTAGATCCAATCTATATGCCAGGAAGACCGCAGGAAGTTAAACACGCCAACTGTTCAGCGGATAAAGCCAGAGAACTTCTGGGATACAGAACCACTACAACCCTTGACGAAGGTCTGGGACAATTGGTAGAATGGATCAGAAATAAAGGTGTTAAGGAATTTACTTACCACCTACCACTAGAGTTTATTACAGATAAAACTCCTAAGACTTGGACAGATAGGTTAATGTAGTGAGACAATACGGAAGCTTTAAGAGACTATGTTTTGATGACATTTTGCTCGTACCCCAACACTCTCAAGTTGAGTCGCGAACGCAGGTAGACCTTAGCAGCGCAATTGGGAGGGGATTTGCTGGAATTGTAACACCTACTCCCATAATCGCTGCACCTATGGATACTGTATGTGAATGGGAAATGGCTGTCGAAATGCGTAGACTTGGCGGACTTGGAATCATTCATCGCTACATGTCTATTGAACAGCAGGCTATTCAATATGGTATGGTAACGGCACACTCACGCATCGCTGGTGCAGCAATTGGTGCCACTGGAGATTATATTGACCGTGCTTGGCAACTGATGAGAGCTGGATGCAATACTTTGCTAATTGATACTGCAAATGGTCATTCACAGTATGCTATTGATGCTGTAAAGCAGATTAAACAAATTTTCGGCAAAGATGCTCACATCATGGCTGGAAATGTTTCTACATATGAAGGATTTGTGAGGTTACAGGATGCTGGAGCTGCATCTATTCGTGTTGGTATTGGCGGTGGTAGCGTCTGTACGACCAGATTGGTCTCGGGTCATGGAATGCCTACACTTGCATCAATTATGGATATCCGTGAGAGGATTCCTTATGGGCATGGCGCTAGCATTATCGCTGATGGTGGTATTAGGAATTCAGGCGATGCTGCTAAAGCCCTAGCAGCAGGTGCAGATATTGTTATGGTAGGCTCAATGCTTGCAGGTACAGATCAATCTCCAGGTGAAGTTGTTGATGGTACTTATAAACTATTTAGAGGAATGGCATCGCGAGAGGCACAGGTTGATGGTCGTGGCGTTAGCTCAGTAGTTGAAGGTGTTGCCACAAAGGTTCCATATAAGGGGCCAGTGGAGAATATCATTAAAGAATTTAGGGGTGGGCTTGGTTCCGCTCTTTCCTACTCAGGAGCGAATAATCTAAAGGAGTTCTATGAAAACGCAGAATACATCCGAGTCACGCACTCATCGCTTACCGAAAGCAGCCCACATGCTCACAAAGCATGATAAGGATATGGTGAATCATCCAAATCACTATACTGCTGATCCTAGCGGGATTGAATGTATCGAGGTTGTGCGTCATCGTAACTTTAATGTTGGCAACGCTATTAAGTACCTCTGGCGGGCTGGACTCAAGAAAGAAGAAGGTCTGGAAGATAAGCAAAAGCATATTGAAGACCTCAAGAAAGCTATCTTCTATCTGCAGGATGAAATATTCCGCCTTGAGAATAGCTAATTATGGTATAATTGTATGATAAGAAAGGTTTATCATGCCAAAGTATGACTACAAGTGCGACAGTTGCACTGATGTATTTGAAATTGTAAAGAGTATTACAGAAGACCATCCTACCGAATGTGAATGTGGCGGAAAGCTTGCACAGATTTTCCATGCTACGCCAGTAACATTTAAGGGCAAAGGATTTTACAAAACTGGAGGATAAACGTGGCTCGCAAAAAGTTTGAACCACTAGAACCATTTTGGTACCATGACCATGTTCATGTCTATTATGAACTTACATTTGGCAATGATGTAATTAAACCAGGCGATAAGATTAAGATTAAGAACACACGAGGAGAATTTATCTTCATTAAGTGGGTTCATAATTCTCAAAAAGATGTCACTTGGATTGATTGCCGCGATGTTAAGACTCAAGAGGATAGATCTTTCTACATTGAAGATCTTAGGAATGTAGTACGTCCTAAGAAGAGCAGGAGAAAGAAAGCCAATGTCTGACATTGAAATTGCTGATAAGTTCGATAGAATGAATCAGGTTGTTGAAGAGTTGCTAAAAGGCAACAATCCTTCACAAATTGCAAAGACTCTTGGGCTTAAGAGAGCTGAAGTTTTAGAGACCCTTTCTACTTGGAGAGGCTTAATGCATTCAGACCAAGGCATCCGTGAGCGGGCTAAGGAAGCCCTTGCAGGTGCAGACCAGCACTACGCCATGCTTATC